GGCTTATCCTAAAAAAACAAAAAGTAAATGAGTATGAGGAATAAATCAAAAATGTGGGGGATGAGGAATAGGATCAGGCCGTATTTACAAACAGCCGACAGTCCCATACGGCGGGAAATAATAGAGAACTTTCAGTTATATGAGACAATGAGAGATAATAAGGAATGGCATTTAGTTTATCAGATATGGGTAAGATATATAACGAGGTAGAATGGCGGAGATAATACAAAATAATTATATACCCACTCCTACACAGTATACAGCTCATGTCGCAACACAACGCTATAAGCTCTTTGGTGGAGCTATGGGGGGAGGGAAATCTCGCTGGTTATGTGAAGAAGCTAAAGAACTTTCTATGCAATATCCTGGGAATAGAGGGTTAATGGGAAGATACCATTTATCGGATTTTAAGAATACAACACTTAAAACTTTACTGGAGTGTTTTCCTGAAAAGTTAATACGTGTGCATAATCAAGCTGAACATACAATAGGCTTAATAAACGGGTCGGAGATATTATATGTAGGATTCTCCGAAGAAGAAAATGTGTCTAAGATAAAATCTATGGAGCTGGGTTGGTTTGCTATTGATGAGGCGTCGGAAGTAGAGAGAGAACATTTTTTATTGTTACAGTCAAGATTAAGAAGAAGATTACCAAATGGAAAGTTTCCGCCTTATTATGGGATAATGGCTACTAACCCAGCCGATTGTTGGCTTAAAGATGATTTTGTTCTTAATGGTGGCGGTATGGACTATCTTTTTATACCATCATTGCCTAAAGATAATCCATATCTTCCTGCTGACTACACGGAACAGCTAAGAAAGACATATCCAAGTGATTGGGTAAATAGATACTTAGAGGGTTCGTGGGATGAATTATCCAGTGGAGATAAGGTAATACCAAGTGATTGGATAAGAATGGCGATAGGGAGAGAGATACCCATAGAGGATAAGATAATAGTAGCTTCGGATATTGCCAGATTTGGTGATGATGAAATAGTAATATATGTGGGAAATGGCGGGAAAATTATAGCGCAGGATATAACACAGAAAAAATCAACAATGGAAACTGCTGGAAATATATTGGCATTAAAGAATAAACATAGAGCTAAGATTGCTGTAATAGATGATATTGGGGTTGGAGGGGGAGTTACAGATAGACTTAGAGAAATGGGTTGCAGGGTAATTGCTTTGAATTGTGGGGCGCAAGCTAATCTAAGTGATATATATTCTAATTTAAAGACTGAAATGTGGTGGCATGCCAGAGAAATGTTTAAAGCTGGGATAGTAAGTATACCCAATGACCCAATATTAATAAGACAACTTGGGGCAGTCAGATATATGTATCGTTCTAATGGAAAGATAATGATAGAACCTAAAGATGATTTAAAAAGAAGAATAGGGCAATCGCCGGATAGAGCTGATGCTTTAATTATGATGCTCTGGGGTACTAAGTTTATTCGAGGAGAAGCTAATGACTTTAAGAGAACTAATAGAGCTAAGTTTTTTAAAGATAATAAGAACTCTTATGGGTGGAGTTATCATACTAATTATCCCTATGAGGTAGTACATGCCTAATCAAAAAGAAGCAACACAAGATTTAAGAATGACAGAGTATAAAAAGAAGTTTTTAGTAGAGCTTAGACAAAAGATAGCTAATGATGATTCGTCCAGGTCTGAATGGAAATCTAAAATGATCATAGCTAATAATCAAAGGTTGGGTATAAAAAGAGTTACGGATACGCCATATGAGGGCGCTCCTGATATACCGCTTCCAGAAGCTGATAAGCTAATAAAAAAAGCATTACCTAATTTAGTATTAAGTGCTTGGTCGCCTAAGACTCTTGCTACTGTAAAAGTTAGAAGTGGAGTAAAAGAAACCCCAGAACTTAGAGAAAAGGCAAGACGGTCTGAAATGGCTTTAAATGATTTGCTTAGAAATAAGATTGATTGGTTTAATAAGTTGTATTTAGCGGCAGATAATGTTAAAGAAAAGGGGCATTGTATATTTAGGGTGTATGAAGAGTTTAAAACAATACAAAGACATAAGAGGATAAGTTTGAATGAGTATCCCAAGGAAGTTATAAGGCAGTTAAAGAGTGTACCAAGAGCTGATAAAAAGCAGTTTGTAGCTGAACGATTTGGATTTGATATAGAAGATGAAGATGATTTAAAGATAATTAATCAGATAATAGAAGATTTTGATAATAAGGAAGAGGTTATAGAGTTTGATTATGAAGATGTTATTTCTATGCCGAATGTAGAGATACCCCTTCCGACTAAGATTATAGTGCCGCCTTATACTAAAGATATAAATAAGGCTAAAAGAATTACTTATGAGTTCTTTCTTACCGAAGAAGAACTAGATGGGTTAATGAGACAAGATACATATAAAGAAAAAGATTTAGAAAAACTTGATTATAAGACTGGGGAATCAGATAGCGTAGAGAAACAGAAAGAAGTTAATGAGGGGGTATCTGATAATGCTTCAGAGAAAGACCTTTATAAGATACACCAGATATTAACATATTTTAGAACTAAGGAAAAGGGCAAGTTTGAGAAATGGGTATTTACATTTTTAGCTGATGTTGCTGATCCGGAAGAAGCTTTATTACAGGAAATAAGATTTCCATATGATTTTGAAGATGGCGGTTGGAATCTAATTAAGCATGATAATGAGATAAAAGACCCTAGATACTTTTCTTCTAGAGGTATTCCAGAACAGATACGCGGTCCGCATGAGATGATGGAACGCGCTATAAATAACATGCTTATACGGGATGAGATAAACAATAATCCTATGTATGAGGTATTAAGTACATCAGAGTTGATGGAAGGGCATATACATTTTGTGCCTGGAGAAAAACTTCCTGTTTCTGTAATAGGTGGGGAAATTAGAAGACTTAATGATCCAATAACGATTGATTTATCATCAGAAAGAATAGCACATCTTTTAAAAGCTTATATAGAAGAATATACTGGGAGTGTTGACCAGTTATTTAGAAATGCTACTAATGCTGGAGGTGGCAAGACATTAGGAGAGATACAAGAAGGTGTAAGACAGAACTCTGGGCCTCTTAGTTTAGATGTAATAAGCTGGAATGAATCATTAACAAAAGTATATTCTAAGTTATTTGATATACTTAAAGACAGTTTAAAACCGATATTCTTAGGTGGTATATGGATTACAAGAGAAGATTTTAACTTTCCTGCGGAAATTCGCTCTAATGGTAATTTAGAATTATCGGATAAAGAGCTTGCGACACAAAAAGCCCAAAATAGAATGTTAATAACGGAAAGATTTCTTCAGATAGGGGTATCTAACTTAGAGGATTATTATAATGCGGCTAAAGATTGGTTAGAGAAAGATGGGGTTAAAGATCCTGATATATTTATTACAAATCCAGAAGAAATGTTAACTAATAAGATTTCTCAAATGCAACAAATGGTACAACAGTTAAGCTTACAGGCACAAGGTTTACGGCAGGAAGTAGAAAAAGGTACTAAAGAGATAGCACAGATTAAAAAGACAAATATGAAAGCACGGGCAAATAAAATAGCCGAATACCAGGAGGCCATAAATGGGATACGACCCAAGGGAAATGCAGCAACAATTCAAGGATAAAAAGAAAAGATATTTTGAGCAAATAACTTTAGGACAAAGAGTACAAGCTACATTAAGTACTAAGGGTTGGCAGGAAGTCATAAAACCACTTATAGAAAAGATGATAGTAGATGTAGTAGGTGGGAAACAAGGTAATACTTGGAATAATGGGTTGCTATCCCGAGCCAGAAGTGATGAAAAAAGAGAGTTTTACATAGGATATAAACAATTTGGTATAGACTTATATAATAGAGTACAAGCCTATGTATATAATATACAGGTAGCAGAAAATAAAATAAAAGAGATTCAAGACATAGAATCTTCTAAGACTGTTAAGCAACAGATTAGTTCTTATGATAGGAGTAAAAATGCCTTGTAAGGGTAAGAAAAAGAAAAAGAGAAAAAAGTAATGGCTAAGATTGGCATGGATTATGAAGTTGTTAAGAAGAAAGTCAAACATTTTAGTAAACTTAAGGCAAAGAATATAGATATGCAGACTAATATACTTAACAGTTTGCGTAATCAATGTAAGCTTAGAGATGGTGAGAAAGCGCTAATAGAGTTAGATAAAGAATGTGGATTTGATAATAATAATCATTCTGTGTCTCGATTAGGTTATTCAAAATGTTATGAAGAAAGATTTGAGGGTATTTTTAGAAAGAAATAGAAAAGTGCGTAGTAGTATTCTTGCTATTTCTAATTTAATAATAAAAAAGATTTCTGAGAAATCTAAAACTCTGTAAAGTTTCTGGGAACTATAAACTCTGAGAAAGGGCAATAAAATGCCAGAAAAAACAACTACATTAGCTACGACAGAGGCTACAACTGAAGCTGCATCAAAAGGTGTAACTTCGGAACAAGCTGTTGAAACAAAAATAGGTGAAACTGAATCGTTAGATACGAAACAGAAAATGGAAACATCAGAACCCACAGAAGAAACACCTGCTTCTATAGAAACTGATGACTTAGATGGAAGAGATATATCTGAGGCTAAAAAGCCTGGTTGGCAGAAGCGTATTGATAAGCTTACCGCTAAAGTTTATGAATTGACAGATAAATTAGAGAAGTATGAGGGAAAAAAAGTAGAGGAAGAAGCCGAAGAGAAAGTCTATACCGAACAAGAGTTATTTAAAGCTCTTAAAAAAGGTATGGAAGAAAATGACCAAGAGCTTGTTT